ACAAGGAAATCAATATGTATCTGTTGTCCCTGTTAATTATATCAGTAGAGGTAAAGGAGCCATTCCTGGTAATGAATTAGTTTATGGATATGCAAATGGTAAAGGAGTTGCTAAAAAAGGAGAAGCTATAGTTCCAGAAGCAATGAGAAAATTAGCTAATCAATATAAAACAGAAGCTAAAACCATACAGGTTTCCAAATCAGATCCTGAAAGTCCTTTTAAAGTTGTACAAGTAAAAAAAGTAAAAAGATTTGATAAGAATCCAGATAAGTTTGATGATGCTAAAGAATTAGAAGAATTTAAAGTAAATCATCACGTTGCTGCCTTTAAAAATGAACAAGATGCAAAATCTTTTTTAAGCGGTTATGGAGAAGGTGGTAAAATAGAGTTTATTCCTAAAGATAGCCCTGAATTATATGATTTAATGTATGCTTTAAGAGTAACACCTGATATGGCTAATAAACCTTTTAAACTTTACAAACATACCGGTGGTCTGATAGAAGATATCTTTAAAGCACCTTTAATATAATATAAACTTATAAATATGGCTATTGAAAACGAATTTCCAAACGAGCAGATAGAAGATTTAAATGTAACAGATAGAGAAGCTCCCGTTGGTTCAGCAAACGATGTTAACGTTGTTGTTGAAGGAGAAGAACCTGTTGTTGAAGAACAAGTAGAAGACGATTTTAATAAAAACATTGCAGAAGAAATGGATGAAAGAGATCTTCAAGATCTTGCTAATCAATTAATTTCTGATTTTAGAAATGATAAACTTACAAGAGAAGATTGGGAACAAAGTTATACTAAAGGTTTAGACTTATTAGGATTTAAATACACATTACAAACAAGACCGTTCCAAGGAGCGTCAGGAGTAACTCATCCATTACTTGCTGAAGCTGTAACACAATTTCAAGCACAAGCTTATAAAGAATTACTTCCATCTGAAGGACCAGTAAGAACTCAAATCATTGGTGTTCAAAATCAAGAAAGAGAAGATCAAGCAGCTAGAGTTTCTGATTTTATGAATTACATGTTAATGGAAAGAATGGATGAATATACTCCAGAGTTTGATCAATTATTATTTTATTTACCATTAGCAGGATCTGCATTTAAAAAAGTTTATTACGATGAAGTTTTAGAAAGAGCTGTTTCTAAATTTATACCAGCTGAAGATTTAGTAATACCTTATTATGCAACAGACATAAGAGATTGTGAAAGAATAACTCATATCATTAGAATGACTGAGAATGAGATTAGAAAAAAACAAGTTGCTGGTTTTTACAGAGACATAGAATTAAATACACCACAAGATAACACATCTGATATTAAGAAAAAATATAATGAACTAGAAGGTGTTTCTAAAGGAGCAGAAAATGAAGACACTTATTCTGTTTTAGAAATGCATGTTGATTTAGATATTGAAGATGAAGATAATGTAAAAATACCTTACATAGTTACAATAGATGAAACTTCACAAGAGATTTTATCTATATACAGAAATTACAAAAAAGATGATCCTAAAGCTAGAAAGATAAATTACTTTGTACATTATAAATTTTTACCAGGATTAGGTTTTTATGGTTTTGGTTTAATCCATATGATAGGTGGTTTATCCACTGCAGCAACTGCTGCACTAAGACAATTATTAGATGCAGGAACTTTAGCTAACTTACCTGCTGGATTTAAATCTAGAGGAATGAGAATTAGAGATGATGAACAGCCAATTCAACCAGGTGAATTTAGAGATGTAGATGCACCAGGAGGAAATATTAGAGATCAATTCCAATTATTACCTTTTAAAGAACCAAGCGCTACGTTGTATCAATTAATGGGCTTTTGTGTTGAAGCTGGTCAGCGTTTCGCGGGTATTGCAAGCATGCAAGTGGGTGATGGTAATCAAGGAGCAGCAGTTGGAACAACGATTGCTCTACTAGAACGTGGTGCAAGAGTGATGTCAGCAATTCATAAACGAATTTATTACGCAATGAAGCAAGAATTTAAAATTTTATCACGAGTTTTTGCAGAATACTTACCTCCAATATATCCATATGATGTTTATGGTGGTGAGAGAACAGTAAAAGTAACAGATTTTGATGACAGAGTAGATATTTTGCCAGTTGCAGATCCAAATATTTTCTCAATGTCACAAAGAATTACACTTGCGCAGACACAATTGCAGATTGCACAGACAAATCCGCAAATTCATAACGTTTATGAAGCATATAGACGTGTCTATTCAGCATTAGGAACAAAAAATATTGATGAAATTTTGTTAAGACCAGAAAAACCGTCTCCAAGAGATCCAGCAATTGAAAATATGGAAGGATTACAGATGAAAATGCCAAAAGCTTTCGCTGAACAAGATCATGATGCACATATTATGGCTCATAAAATGTTTATGCAGAGCAGAATGGTACAAATTAATCCACCTGTATACGCTTTATTCCAAGGACACATATCTGAACACATATCTTTAAAAGCTACAATGGAAGTTTATGTTGCAATGAAGCAAGATCCTAAGTATGCTGAAATGGAACAAGCTAATCCAGATGCTTTTAGAATAGAAGCAGATGCTTTGGTTGCACAAAGAATTAACGAATTAACAATGGCACTTATTCAAGAGGAATCAGCGACTTCTCAACAAGATCCATTAGTTGCTTTAAAACAAAGAGAGCTAGATTTAAAAGCAATGGATATTCAAAGACGTTCTCAATATGATGCTGAAAAATTAGATCAACAACAAAATCAATTTGAAGATAGATTAGATTTAGATGAAGAAAAATTACAACAGCAAAGAGATTTACAAGCTCAAAGATTAGCTGTATCAATGCAATCAACAGCAATGAAAATGAACAAGCCTAGAGGTTCAGGTGATAGGTAAAAGGTTTGGCCCACCACCATTAAAAGGACCTGCTTCTCAAGGACTAAGGTTAAAAAAACTTAAATTAAAAAAATCTAAATTAAAAAAACTCAATGTTAGAAAAAAGTAATTCTTTAGAGTTGTTTAAATTTAAAGAAAAAGAAAGAGTAAGAAAACAAATTTATTATAAAAATAATACAAAGCTTATAAGCGAAAGAATAGCTAAGTATAATAAATTAAATCCTGAAAAAAGAAAATTAGTTGTAAAGAAATCTTGGATAAAATGTAAATATGGAATTGTTTATGAAGATTATTTATCCATGCATCGTGAACAAGAATATAGATGTAAAATTTGTAAAAGACATGCTGATGAGTTTAAAAAAAAATTAGTAGTAGATCATGATCATAAAACCGGTAAAGTTAGAGCTTTATTATGCACTAATTGCAATTCACAGTTACATGTGTTAGAAAATAAAGAACTATACGATAAATATATGAATTATTTAAATAGTTATAAAGAGGAGTAATGTTACCTATGTTAAATGCAATTGCACCACTAGCTAAAATACTTTTTAATACAATTGAAAAGTCTGTTCCAGATAAGGATTTACAAGCTAAATTAAAAGCAGATTTACAAACTCAGTTATTACAATCTAATACAGCAGAATTACAAGCTGCAGCAAAGATAGTTGAAGCTGAAGCAAAAGCTGGTTGGTTTTCAGCAAGTTGGAGACCTTTATTAATGTATGTATTAATTTTTATATTAATATGGAATTATGTATTAGGACCTGTTATCTTATTTTTCTTTAAAGCTTCTATAACTATTACTCTTCCAGGAGACGTATGGACCCTTTTGCAAATTGGTCTGGGAGGTTACGTTGTGGGACGCAGCGCGGAATCAGTTGCACGAACAATGGCTAATAAACCACAACCAAAAGAGCAAGAAAACGGGTAGTGAAGTATCTGTTATTGTTATTATTGCTTTATAGTTGCAATAATGTAAATTCGCCTTATATAGATAATATAACATTATTAAAAATAGAAAAAAAATTTTAACATGATTGAAAGACTAAAAGATCTAATTGCAAATAATTTTATTGCAAAAAAAATTCAAGAAAAAAACAATATCTTATTAAGAAGCCGTAAAGAAGTAGAAATTAACGGTAATGGAACTTCTGGATATACCTTAAAAGAGGGCGAACATAAAGGAACTGTTTTAGGTCATATTAAGCGAGATAAAAAAGTAATTGAATGATAGATTACGAAAGCTATAAATACATAAGAAATCAAATAAATAAGTCAGTAGAACGTTTAAAAGAAGCTCTAGTGTACAGTGTAGACAAATGGGAGGACATCTTATATATTAGAGGAAAAATTCAGGGCCTTGAAACCCTGCTACAGGATCTCACTGACCTGCAGAAAAAACAGGAGCTATTTGATGACGACAAAGACACCAAGTCTGGAAGTACCGAAACATAAAGAAGCACTTCTAGATTCCTACAAAGAAAAAGAAGTTAAAGAAGAACCTTTAACTCCAGAAAATTTTCAAGAATCAGCACTAGATCAATTACCTAATCCAACAGGATATAGAATATTAGTTCTAATGCATGCTGGTGCTAGAAAAACAAAGGGCGGCATTCATCTCACAGAAAATACATTAGAAACAATACAGATGACATCTGTTTGTGGCTACGTATTAAAAATGGGAGATCTTTGCTATAAAGACGAAAAAAAGTTTCCGAATGGACCATGGTGTAAACCAAAAGAGTGGGTTATGTTTGGTCGATACGCGGGAGCACGATTCAAAATAGAGGGAGGAGAAATCAGAATTCTTAACGATGATGAAATCATTAGTACAATTAAGAATCCTGAATCTATTTTGCAACTGTACTAAATAACATGGAGTATGTATGGCTGAAGACACAAAACGTCAGCCAGATGTCGAACTAGACACTGATGACGCAAAAGAGACAACCATACAACTTGAGGAAAAGAAGGAAGAAAAAGACAAAAGACCAAATCTAAATCTAGGAGAAGTAGATTTAGAATATACAGATTACAGTCAAAATAAAAAAGAAAAGATTGA